CTGAATCATATCAGCAAAACCCGTTATTCTACTAACTATAGATTCTATTCTACCGTTATACATTCTAGGTGCAACGATACTATAATTCGTTCTAACTTTATCAAAGTTGGATTTAGTCCTAAGCATATTCTTAGCCATCTCCCACTTTAGTAATTTATCAGTACCTAATACTAATACACCCTCGTATAAACACTCTATAACCCTTTCAAGCTTAGAGTAATTGCCATCCATATCTACAGGTGGGTTGAAGGTATCATCTTTCTCTATTACTTTATCGGCACCTGTACCAGTTTCTTTTACTTTGTAAGTATTGTTCTTATGTGTTACATAGTTAAAGTACAACACATCAATTTTATTCTTGTCGCCACCACTTCTAACTGACTTCGCAGAACCCCCAGAGCCTTCTACTATTTCATATATATCAGTCTCGGATAAGTTAGGGAATTCCTTCACTAACTCGTTTATTGGAATAGACTTAACTTCACCAACGTAGTATATGTCATCAAAGTATGGAGATTCGGTATGTGAGTAAACTAGATTTGCTGGGTCCACGTATTGTACCTTAGCGCCTTCGCTCCAGTTGAACGTGGTCTTAACAGCGGCAATACCTATAGTGGTTAAATCGTATAAACTCCTCCTCTTGATTAAATCAAACTTACTACCTTCCATTAACACATTTATAGCTTGTTCTTCGGCTAGCTCAACTGCTTGCTTGTAGTTTAACTGCATGTGAAGAGCCAGCTCCTCTTCTGTATCGGGCAAGGTCTCTTTCTGGTTCTCATATATATCCATGCCAAAACCCTCTTGCACCATGTCATTATATTCCTTAGACTTGATGTCTCTTAATACAGATTCCATGTATTCTGTTCTCTTGCTGACACCATACGAGTCTTGAGAGAAAGCGTTAACGTCGTATGTTCGCTGAGCCATACCATTAACCACAATATCCACAAACTTAGGAATTATAGGTACGGGCTTCCAATCCAGATTCAAGTAGCTCAAATCACCATTTATAGATAGTTCATTCTTGTACTTCTGTATAGGTTGTTCCCCTCTAGCGTATAACCTCAGCTTATGGAACTCATCCGCACTACCACTGTGTTTAGACGTTACGCCAGAGAACCACTCGTGCTCAATAGCTCTAGCTACTTTTAAGCCATAGTCAGGGCTCATTTTCTCTATATCACTAACTGCTTGTGAAGGGAAATTATTTATCGCAGACTCTGCCATAACTTACTTTTTTATTATTGTTGAATTAAATCCGGTATTAGCGTACGTGGAGACTTTTATACCTAAAGGTTGTCTCTTCACTTCTGGGTTGGGTCTATACATATGCCTGTTGCAAGCCATGATAGCTAAGCCTGAGCTTATTGCAGCATCAAACTTGGTTCTATTGTTTATATCAAACTTACTCCAATCATTTAGTGTTTCATTAAAATAGACGGTACCATAAGTGCCATCCTCTAAGTGTCCAACGTGATCGTTAATGTACATCTCTATTGCTGCTGCGTGAGCCTGCTTAATATCTTCGCTAGAATTAGGCATTCCACCTACTTCCTTTTCAGCTACGGAAAGCTTGTTCCAAACCTTATCAGGTCTGTTCATACTAAAACCTCTGTAACCTCTCCTACGTAAATAGTACAGTAGGCGGGGTTTATTGTTCTCAGCGAGTATTGGCATCCCGTAGAATACAAGTGCCATTAGAACGTCCTCAAAGAAGATCTCGGCGGTCTGAGGTCTAGCTACATATTCCAAGAAGAATGTGTTGGCTGGGGCATCTTCCATACTAAACTTAGTCAAGCCGTGTAAAGCACCTTTAGAACCTTTGCCATCAACAGTACCACTAATGTCGTAACTATCACAGCCAAAAGCACCCATGTGTTCATTACCTGGCCACTTCACCCCATTCTTTAATATAACGTTATTCTGCATGCCGGCACCAGGTACCCAACTAATTTTAAATCGACCGCTTGGGTCTGGGTTAAAACTTACTCTAGTATCCTTGACTCCATTCTCCCATTGGAAATTACCAGTGGTTATGACTGATGAGTTCCTATTACCTTCGTTATAATCTATCTGCTCATATATCTTAGTTAAGTTGAATAGACTACTCTTAGTCTCATCCCTAAAGGCATGTTCCTCTGTTCTAGGGAACTGACGGTAGAATTCATTCAAGGCATCTTGGTCATCTTTTAAACCATCAACTTCATTATTCCAATAATCTATAACCCCAGTTTCTATTAGCTCACCATACGGCCCGTATACATCACTAGTTGGAGTGTCAAACACTGGGAGCCCGAACTCATCTATAAATCCTTCGTAGTTCCATTCCATTGGGACAAACAAAGAATATAGGCCAGATTTAGTTTGCCCATTTCTATTTCTTTTACTTTCCTGTGAGTCTCCATATAGCCTCTTGAAGTTTGCCCCACCCTTATCTAGAGCATTACTAGTAGAACCCATCATGCACTTACCTATGATTCTACCTCCCAACCTCAGGCAAGTCTTTGTAACTCGCCAGTTATTTCGTATGTTATTAGGCTTGTCCCACTTACCACTTTCATCGTGGACAAGAAGGGATAACTTCTCACCATCATAGCTATTGTCACCGGTACTTTTCCAGTCAATTGTAGTTTCTAAACCTTTCTCTTCGTCAACTTCCTCAACCTTGCCCATCCTCTTCCTAGTAAACTTTTTAGCTGGAACCCTATAAGCTAATTCACTTTTAGGTCTATCCATACCATCTTGTATCGGCTTAAAAAAGAAAGGGTAGTTTATGCTTATAGGTACTATTTTATCAGTAAACATCTTCTTAGCATCTTCACCAGTTTTGGATAAGACTCCAAATCTACTATCACTTGCTAACGTAGCTAAATTAACGGTTTCACCTGAGCTCATAAAAGAAAAACCAGAACGTCTGTTCTTAAGGTAGCACATACCATAGCATCTGTTATCAGCTTTACATGCCTCCCAAAACAAAAAGAAAAGCCTATTGGCTTCTCTAAAATCTGGGGCGCCTATATCTATCTTGCTCCACTGTAAGTACATATAGAAGCTACCGGTTACATAGGTTGGCACACCATTATTCATGAACCAAAAACCCTCGTCTCTTCTCTTAAATTCTTCGTCGATGTATTTATAATGTAGTTCCTTAAATTCGTTAGGTTGGTTCTCCCAGTCAAATCTGTTCCTTATATTCTTAAAGTCAGGATTAGGTGCGAACTGCTTCCACTTTTGCTTGCCAGTCACTTTAGAGCAAGAGAAAACGTCTTTAGGCACTTTAGGTAGAGCTACTTTCAAACCCTGTATCTCAACTACCTCACCTATCTGTCCGCTCTTAGATATTACTATAACATCGTTCTCTTTGTTATAACCGTAGTTCCATTTTTTACCCTTGTTCAACCTGTGTATGGTCGTTAGTTTTATGGGTTCTACTACTTTGTATAGCGATTGTTCGTACATTACCTTTTTCTCCCTTCAGCGAAGCCTTGAAACTTAGATTTGCCCGCGTCGTTTTTAGATTTATCTAGATCGTTTATAATCCTCTCCTCTTCCTCTATTCTATTTAGTATTTCAAACGCATCAAAAATAGCTAACTTCTTTGTCGCTGCAGCATTCTTTAACTTGTCAGCAGTTAAGTCATCGCTAGAATCCACTATAGGTTCCTCAGCCACTTTTATTAATTCATCAACAGCTTTGCGTCCAGCTTGGATTATACTCTTCTTCCTTTCCTCTATAGTCATACGTCATAGTAATAAATTTATTCATAACTCTATATAATCTCTTGCCACCAATTACAAATTCATATTTAGAAACTGGTGTAAATCCTACTAGTGTTCCCTTCTCGTATACACCATCAGTGTACTTTACTACACCCATTAAAGGCTCCTCTGTATCCACGTCAAAATCTTTAGTAGACTTAAGTGGTTGCACAAAGCAAAAACCATCAGTAGCACTCCAATCGTCACTATCCTTGGTTTTGTGCAAGAAGATTTGATCATCACTAATTATGTATTCACCCTCACTCATGAACGATCTACTATTCTTCTCTACACCTTTAAC